CAGGCTTAATATCACGAGCATGGGCGGTAAGACTGTGAGTACGAGTAACCCAACGGTTATTGATGTAATACTTAACATCGTAGATCTTTCTAACGGGCCATGTTACAAAATCCTGGATATAGCCTAGGCCTTCTTCGGCTAACCAGTAACGAAAATTGTGCTTCATCTGTGCCGCAGTTGTCCAGTCGTCCCATTCTTCAGCTGTGCCGGCGCCCAATTTCTTAGTGCCGCGAAGCCAATCAGCAAAAGGAGTACAACTCCAGTATTGTGAGTGGTGTGCCATTTTAATCTTTCTTCCCACCAAATAGTTGTAACAACATTAGGAACAAGTTGATAAAGTCGAGATACAAAGTCAATGCCCCTGCAACTTCGGCTTTACCGTCATTATCTACACTGACCAACTCTCGAATCTTCTGTGTGTCGTAAGCAGTAAGACCAAGGAACACAATAATACCTATAGCACTGATTACCATTTGAAATACAGTACTACCAATAAAAATATTAATAATACTGGCAATAACAACAGCAATTAAACCGATGAATAAGAATTGTCCAATACTGTCGAGATTCTTTTTAGTAAAGTATCCATAGCCACTCATTACAGCAAACAATACGGCTGCACCCATAAAGGCACTAACAATACTGCCTATATTGTATACTACAAAGATTGTAGCAAAACTTAGTCCCATAAGTGCCGCAAACCCATACAGGAATAGTTGCAGAGCACCTTTGCTCATTTTATCCATAGCAACAGTCATACCAATGATTGCTATTAGCGGAGCAAAGATTATAATCCATTTCATTGCTCCTGTAAAGAAAAATGCCATGAGGTCAGCGTTACTGCTAACTTGATAACTGACAAACATCGACATTAAAACAGCCAGTGCCATATGTCCGTAAACGCGGCCCATTGCGCTGTTAATTTGTGTTGCTGAACGATATGTACTCATACCGCCTGTATAATTTGTTCCAAACATAATATTTTCCTTTAAATAAATTTTGTAAGATTGGGCGGAACCCATCCTACTGGTTTTAATACTTTACCATCTTCTCGCTTACGCACTTTACCATCTTCACCTATTTTAGCAAAGTTTGTACTCATTACTTCTTTCCAAGCACCTTCAGCATCACTGCCCATGCTATGAATAGCACCAATAGTAACAACTAAAATGTCAATAAGTGCGTCAAGTGTTTCTACTTGGTCATGTGCGGCAATTGCCTCGGCAAGTTCGCCTGCTTCTTCTTCAATCAATCTAACATACAAATTAAATTGATCTTTGTCAAACTCACCACCAACTGTTTGGTCGCAGGCTCGCATAAATTTTTCTTGATCTCGAAACGGGTTCATATAATTTCCTTTTATTAAATAGTTCCATTTAATTCAACTGCGCTATTTGTATTTAATTTGTTTAAGTTGCATTTAATTGGGAGACCGTCGTGATCAAGCATAATAGTACCCCAGGTATGATTGCCATCTTTAAATTTTACAAACACTTTACCGTAAGCACAAAATGTACTAGTATGGTAACTATCATCTTCAAATACCCACTCAATAAATATTATACTAATAGCAACAATTAATAGTCTAGCGCCGACTGACATATTCCTATGCCATTCTATCTACATTTTGTCCCGGACGATTCATCCGGCGATTCATTTCAATTCTTGCTTCTTCGTTGGCTTTGATATTTGCCTTTACACGTCGTTCTTCTAAACGGAGGTCTTCGTGACGCTTGTCCAACTTTTTAATTTCTGTCTGTCGATATATTTCGGCATTTTGCTCAGCTACTCTACTAATTGCTGTCATATCTTCTCTCCTACTTCGAATCCACGGAACCGTAGGAACCTTGGAAATCGCAAACTATATGTCCCGTCTTGGTTTTGTGTGACTGCGTCTGCTCGCACTTCCACGATCTGACCAAGTAAGGAATCACGTGAACTCCAATAACTATCACGATCACTATCGCTAAAACCACTGCCAACATTGACCCGAATAGCTTTTCCGTCATCGACTCCTTGGCAGACAATCGCTCCAAGCCTGCCAACGTTTCTTCCTGTTCCTTCTTCGACATCTACTACCTCCAAAGATACTTCGATAAACGGTTTCAACTTCAACCACGCTACTGAACGTTTACACTCGTAACCGGCATCGGGATCCTTGATCATAATCCCTTCGTAACCACCTGCGACCGCTTTGGCATTGATTTCCTTAAAACGAGTCTGTCCTTCTTCGGTATCTAAATCAACTTCTTCGTTAGTAAGTGCTGTTACGTTTGGCAACATATCTTTATTTTGGTCGACCCAAAAACTTACCATTGTGCTACGCACACGTTGAGTTTTATTGTATATACCTTTTTCAAAATCTTCTAATGGTAGTACATCAAACAAGTTAAGAATAGCATCATTGGCCTTAACATCACTTTTACGATGTACTTGAGTCATTAAGTCTTGGAATGAGCTAGACATAATCTCACCGTCTAATACCAAATCCATATCTTTACTTGTAGACTTGGCTTTAACTACTCGACTAATCTGCTCTACAATGTGTGGGAAGTTAGCAAGTTCTTTACCATTGCGACTGAACATATCCACCCGACCATCACTACGTACAATAGTAATAACTCTAACTCCATCGAGTTTAACTTCGATAAGTTTTTTGCCTGATACCTTCGACTCGTGATTAGCACTATCGTGAGCAAGCTGACAACTGAATACAGGAATAGCGTAACTAGCATATTTCTTTTCCACTACTTTGTTAATTGTTTTTTCACTAGCGCCGCAACGCAAATCTTTGATCAATATGCGCCGATACCAACCATTCCACTCTGCTTTGGTAGCACTCTTCATCATAGCTTGGATTACGTCACGTGCTGTATTACCGGTGACATTGCGAGTGACAAAGCCAGTAAGAGCGAGAGTAAAACTATCCCAAGGTAGGCCAGGGCCATCTTCATCTTTTTTCTCCGGAACTTGCTTAATACCAAAAGTTATCATTGGGTCCAGAGCGAGGCGGCATCCTTCGAAAAATTCCTTATTATCTGCCTCAGCTTGGACAAGGATAATAGCTTCTTTATTCAAACGGCTTGGATGATCTTCTAACGAAGAAATAACTGTGTAGCAAGGATCGCTCATATATTAGACCTTTAGTTAACTGTTTAAGTAACTATTATACTGTCTAATTATCAATAAGTCAAGTGATTTGTTGTTTTAAATGGCTTACCTAAGTAAGCATTTTCTAGATTTCGCATGATTTTAAGTTTCATTTGACGGACTTTTACATGCTCATGATTGTATCCAAATGTCTTCATAAAACGCCCCCAACCATTTGGACGCACTCTTTTTGGTACAGGACTATCTAAATATTCTTTAACAGCTCGAGTATCAAAACCAAATTTATCAATCATGTCCTGCGCCAGGTTAAATGAGTGTGCGCCCATTTCATCGCGATGCCCGTAGTACTCTTGCCAGGCGCGATCTTTAGCATAGTAGGCAGTACTTTCGTATCCTGGAATATCTTTGAAATTTCTAGCACGATATTGACGTGTGTGAATGATTTCATGTAATACTGTATCGGCAAATAAATGACACATACGTTCCCAACGATACAAACTAGTTTTCATGCTGTCAGCTGTGGTCGGAAACGCTAGTTCAACTTCGATGAAACGTTTCTTTCCTTGCTTATCATCGTCACTATAATATGCTCCACCAATCCAAACTTCTCCAGGTTTAACTGGCTTGTGTCGATGACTACGAACTTTAATTGGAAGATGCTGTTTAATGTGTTTGCTTATAATGCTAGTAATTTCGCCAATAGGTAAGCGTCTATCTACAACCTCTGATTTAAGGCTATAGAGCATAGAGTACAGAATATCTCGATCCAATGCGGACCAATTGAATGCTGAACGGGCCATAGTACACTCCTAACATTAGTATTTATAGTGTACTATGGATTTCAGTTATATGCGTACTTTATGGGCAATTAAATGCCTCTAACCCAATATTTGTCAGGAGTCCAATCTAAACTTTTTGAATACTTGTCTTTGAGGTGTGAATGGAATACTGTATTTTTTAATAAATCTTGAGCAAAGTTTGCCCAATCTGTGTTCACTGTAATATTTAATTTTGGTGCTAGATAAGTACACGCATAATTGTAATGTGCTTCCGGAGTAGGGTGTGGGTCAACATAGTCTACTAATTCACTTGTTTCTAATGCCCACTCTTCGTTTTTACAAGTAAAAACAGGATATCCATTAAGGAAAAAATTATTTAACGATGGTGACCAATTGTCAGTAGAAAATATAGATTTATATTTTTCTAGTTTAGGAAATTGGTTAATAGGCTCAACTAAGTCATTCATAGTAAACATTTGCCATTTGCAAGGTAGTGTTTCTAATAATGCTGTGGCCATTTTAATAAAGTTAAATGTATGCATCATAAAACTTTCTTCTTGCCAATAATTCTCTACCCAGGACGTAGGATAATACTGCGGATTAAGTAACACACTTCCTCCGCAGTTCCAACCTGTTATTGGCTGATGCTTATTAGAATGAACATCGAATCGATGAAAATCAGTCCACTGTACTATAATAGTATCGTCTTGGGTAATATTATTAGTAACCACTAACTCAGTAAGTCTTTCAGCAATCGCACGGTTACCCAACCCACTGTTCCCCCAATTTTCAAAATGATCGTATTCCTTACCAAGCATATCAGCCCAAGTAGGCCAATGGTACTTGGTAAAGCTACATCCTACAACAAACAGTCGATTCATCGCTTAGTGATAATCTCGTCAATCAAACCATATTCTAGAGCCTCTTGCGCACTCATAAATTTATCACGTTCCATGTCGTTTTTAAACTGTTCAAACGTCTTGCCCTTACTATTATGATCCACGTAAATCTGAGTTAAATTCTTCTTCATTTTGAGAATTTCTTCAACTTGGATTTCCATGTCCGTAGCTTGCCCGCCAGCGCCACCGCTAGGTTGATGAATCATGTGTCGAGCATGTGGTAGCATTTTGCGCTTGCCTTTTGCGCCAGCAGTAGCTAACAAGCTACCCATAGAGCAGGCCTGCCCCATAACTACTGTAGATACATCTGGTTTGATGAACTGCATTGTATCGTAAATTGCCATACCGGCAGTAACTACACCGCCAGGGCTATTAATGAAAAAAGTAATGTCTTCGTTACCTTGACTTTCCAAAAATAATAGTTGTGCTACTAACAAGCTAGCTGAGTGTTCGTCAACTTGAGTGTCTAGCATAATAATGCGATCTTTAAGCAGACGACTGTAAATGTCGTAACTGCGTTCTCCGCGAGCTTCTTGCTCGATAACCATTGGTACTAAATTAGGCATTTGTTTCCTTTTCTTTATTTTCAGTTTCTACTTTTGGAAAGCACATCTTCTCTCCATCCCAACGCTGTCCGCACCAACACTCACCATCATCATTGATAATACAAGAGCCTGTGCCGCAACAGCGTGGATCTTCCATTTTACTTGCCGTTAGTCTGAACAGTTGGAGTAACTACACCGTTGATAACCAAAGTCTGACCTTTGAAGTTAGCAATGGCATCTGGCAATTTACGCATAGCTTCTGCTTGAGCTTCTGCCATAAGCAAGGGGATTGCCATTGGGTTAGCTTGCATACTTTCGTTACGCTTGCGAGCAGTAGCCACTTTGACTTCTTCAGTCTTGTATTCGTTCTTGGCCTTGACCAATTCGTTAGCACTCAGTACGACACTGTCTGCTGGAATAATGCTACGAATCAAAACTTGTGTAATACTAATAGTGCCATCCAACTTTTCATCTGCTAGAGTCTTAACAACAGTTTCGCGGATTTCCTGTTCCATAGCTGTACGGTTGTCACCCATGTCCAACGCTTCATACTTACGTGCGGCTTTATAGGTCGCATTACGTGCGGCATTGAAGATGTAGTTATACATCAAATATGTGTCGCCGTTATGAACAGCGTGGAAACTTTTGTTCTTGCTATTATAAATCTCAGCGACCTGTGCTTGATTGATGTTATAGATAACAGTCAAGTCAAAGTCTTTCATTGTTGAGTTGTCTTTGGCCTGGGGAGTAATGTCGTCAACTTTAACAGCAACTTCCTTGATTGGGAATGTCATGACACTGCCAATCAGCGTTTGGTTAAACGAACCAGGAAGCAACTCGCCGGTGCTAACCTGTTTGTCAAAGCCAACACGGAGGCCAACTTCGCCAGTTTCAATACGAGTACAACCGGTTGCCAAAACGGCCGCAGCCAAAATAGAGAGAGTCAAAATACGTTTCATGTGATACCTTAAAATAAAATAACGATTACAGTCATTACTAGAACAGCTAGCAATGCGACAATTATACTATACGTTATAGACTTTGTCAATGCCCAACGCTCCTTACCATCAAATTGTCTAATAGTAGTAATACTAAAATGAATAAGATAGGCAAAGATAGCAAAAACTAAAAATTGAAGAATCATTTAGATCCTAGTAAGTTCATCATAGTACGAGCATGTACACGGTCTTTTTCTTTTTCATCTTCAGGCAACTCGTCATAGGGCACATGTTGTGCCGCATTGTAGTCAGCCTTGGGATTACGTTCCATCCATCTAACATGGATGTATTCAGAGGCTTTTTCAAGATCATTAGGAAATTTCTTCACAGCATGTTCAGCGGCCTGCCCAGCGGCTAAGTTTTCTTTTTGCCAATCAGGATGAAGTTTATTAAACGGTACATTGATGTCACCTTCTGTACCATCGCTGTTTTTCTTAATGCGCGGCTTCGTTCCAGTTGGGTCAAAGTTTTGACGCCATTCTTCATGCGCGGCGCTGGCAAATTGCTGCACAGCATTTTCGGCGATCATTGCCGATTCTACAATATTCATAAATTCTTTAATCATATTAGTCCAATTCTTTAAATGCTTCTGGAGCACGTCGAGCTACTTGTTCTTGTAGACGTGCGGCTTCTTTAGCCTTCTTCAAAATATTAGCATCACCTGTAGGAAGCGCCACTAACACATACGCACGGAATTGAGTACCTTGAGAAACAATTTTCTTTTCTTGTACTTCTACACCAGTTAGGTCAACTTCTTTACAGCTAGTCCGCAGTACCATTTCACTCAACTCTGAACTAGCATCTGCTGTATCTGCTTTGTAAATTTTTGTTCGTTGACTAACAGTGCCGCCGGCGGCCATACAGATTTTTCCATAGGCGTCGGCTTTGGCTTTGATAAATGCCATTGAGTAATCACCGCTAGCACTTGTGCCTGCGGCATATACTGCTGAATTACTAACTGGACTTTGTGTCATCCATTTAGGCGCCTTGTCAATAGCACGTTCAACCATACGTTCTCGGTGTTCACGTTCGTTATTAGCACGTTTCTGATATGGGTCACTAGTACCACATGCGGCAAGTAACGCAACAACAGGTAACAACAATAAAGTCTTTTTCATTTTATTTTCCACTCATTTTATCTTTTGTCCAGTCTGCGGACGATTTAATATCTTGCCCAACACCGGCTACGGTGCTACAAGCGGCAAGTGCCATTACAACAAGTAATACTGAAAAAGTTTTCATTTTGCCATCTCCTGACTCTGTGTTTTAACTGTGTCTACACCTTTGTCAAGCATACGAGCAATGCCAGAAAATCCAACAGTTGCTAGTACCAATCCAAAGATTGTGCCTAAAATAAATGCCTTCATAAAAGCCTCTCTGTGTGTTAATATGTGTATAGTATACTTGATTGGTTAGTAGTTGTCAATACTCAATCTTACCATTTATCTACAACTAACCAATTTGTGTCACTATTATCAATTTGGCAAATCACCCCATGATAAACAACTAAGGAACCTTTAAACTCATTACGCTCTGTAAACATACGGCACCGAGCATTATTGTATGTAAAGTATTTGTCTATTTTGGATTTGCCAACTTCGGTTTCTAAAATGTGATCGCCCTTTTTGATCTTTTGGATTGTAGTCGTACCTTCTTTACAAATAGTAACAGCTTCGGTACTAAACTTTCCGCCCAAATCTAGTAGTAGATTCTTACGGGCACGTTCTCGAGCATAGTAACACAGGCTTTCTTCTTGTTCCATGCCTGTTTCAGTTTCTTGTAAACGATGGGTTACCCCGTCAACTTTAATGTTAAATGTAACTACACATTTACCATAAGTCTTAACCTTTACTAGATCAGTAATTGGGCCCACTTCTCTTTCGTTAGATAATTGACTAGCTGATCGAACTTTACATTCGTCTGAATATACCGGACTTATAATCAAAAAAGTTAACGCTAGAATTAAAATGACATGTTTCATGATTGATTACACCTGTAGGCATACCACCAAATACTTGCTTTTAATCGACTATTATAAGCACGGTCTGCTGGATTTAACTTATCAGGATCTTGATCAAAGTTTTTAATGCGCTGTATTTCTTTAAGCTCACGAAGTTGTGAATCAACCTTAGCGCATTGACTAGGATAGTTAACTAACTCGTCGTAAGTTAATACTCTTGACGAAGTTTCGTTACATCCAACTAGCAATAATGCTAGAACAACTAGAGAAGATTTCATTTATATTTGTCATCTAAATCTACATTAGTAAGACTTGCGACCGTTTGAAACTTGGCCCAAGCGGCTTTGGCAGCTGGATTCTTTTCCAGCTCACTACTTGGCAGAACTGCTTCTAACCAAATTTCTGGACGACGAGAAGGGTGTGCTCCAAACTTACGTGGCTGATGTAGTTTACCAGACTCCCAAAGTTCAATGCTGACACTGCGGAATAGATCTTCGTCGTGATAGCCTGCCCATTCTGGGTTGCTTTGAGCAAAGAATCCGCGACTGTAAGCATTATCAGTACCGCCACCATAGCCGATCCAGATGCCCTGCCATTGTTCATTATCGTGCGGATCAAAATCTGTACGAGTAATTAGTACTAGGACATCGTCAATACTTACCTTGCCATCAACGATATCTCTAACGCAACGGCTATAGCTCAATCCAATTTTCATACAATTACACTCTCATCCTTATGTGTTTTAAAAACATTCTGTCCACAGCGTCTAATAGCATCAGCTAACTCTTGTGGTTGCTCTCTAGAATATTCATTTAATTCGTCCAAACTAATTTCACTTTCAAAAGCCCAAATCTCAGGAAATCTTTGCGGGTTAGCTTGTGCTCTTAGTATAGCATGTCTGGGTATAGGGAAGTCAACCTTCTCGTCGCCTTTTAGCACGGCCCAGAACTTTTTCTTTTCATATTCGGTTACATTGAAGATCCATTCAAAACCTAGATTATCGAAATATGCCATGTAAGCGTTCATATTAGCCTCTTATGCTTGTTTTAGTTTTACTAACAGTTGGACCGTTACTGGTGAAATCCATACCAGCGGCATGTCCCTCATATAATCGTCCATTCCAATTCATTAGTACTTTGACCGATTTATTCATAACAACAGTTAAGTTACGCCCTTCGTTAAAGGCCATGACTTCTCCTACTACCTCTCTGCCGCTAGCCACTTGTTTAATTTTACAAGTATCACTGTGCCTCGTTATGGTGCTCACGTTCTTCTCCAATAGTTATCATAACACTTTTAATTGAATCCCAACGAAAACTTTTCCAAGCCTTTGATTCTAAATCGTAGACTGGCATAATATCTTCGTTGACTTTACGTTCTTTCTTAGGAGCAGGAAAGTCAACTGGATTATCTGTATTTGTCTCATGTAAGATTTGGGGAACAAGTTTTGGATTGGTTGTACATTCCATTACTCGATCTGTTCCGTCTTTCTTGGTAAAGGTTATAGTAACTGCCCCAAATCTAAGATGAGACCTTAGCCATTTTTTAAATAACTTAAAGTCAGTTTCATTTAAGGTCATCAACGTGCCTTTCGAGATCAGCTACCCGTGCTCTAAGTTTCACAACTTCAGCTTCTAACGAATCCATATGGTCTGCGACCTGTTCCATAAACTGAGCAGTGTTAGCACCAGTCATTCTAAGCATTTGCCCAACAGTAGGCTTTAAATCTTCACTCATGTTAAATCTCCAAAATTTTAGTTTCGTCCCAACCTGTATCTTCGCTGTATCCGTCATTTTCGTAACCACGTGGGTTACATACAATCCTAGTCTCACCAATCACGTAATCAAACGGATGATGGGTGTGCCCATGTGTCCACAGTTTAACCTGCGGGTGATCCAAGATAAACTCGCTCAAGTCACTGTGGTAGCCACCGTTCATTAAAGTGTCACTACCATACATTGGATGACAGCTTTGGAAACTAGGACTATGATGTCCAACTACCACACACTTCTTATTTCTATGCTCATGGACAATGTGCTCGATGTAGGCAAGAGTTTTGTCGTGCCTGATAGCAACATCCAACGCACTCATACAAGCATAGTTTCTAGCATCGTTACGAATGACACGGAAGTCGTTCATCATACCTTCGATGGCATGCATGGTCAACGGGTCACGCCGGTTCATATTAGTCCACAGTGTACCGCCAACAAACACAACATCGTCAATAATCTTCATGTCTTGCTCTAACATATACACGTTAGGGTACTTGGCACATTCTTCAC